ACCCCACACCTAGCACAGTAGTAAGTAATAGGGTAATAATAATATTTCTCATAGTTAATTAACTTTGAAGTTTAGAGAGGTAATCATTGTCGGAGACATTAGTAGCCTCCTGCGGAGATGTACCTTGAACTGCAACACCAGTCAGCATTGCAGCAGCCTTTTTAACATCTTCATACTCCTCAAGCTTAACAAGCTCATGAATGTTATGAAGAGAATCCATAGTGGATGCGTTCTCAGCATTACTGCCAAGAGGGGAGGACTTAGGACGGGGGGCAGACTGGTCGTACTTGGGCCACTGTCCCTCCATTTCTTTCACGATCTTGAAATCGTGACCAGCTTCAAGATCAGTAATGTCCCCGAAGTCTTCATCAAGCATCGCACCAATGATCTTCTTGAAAAGAATCACACCGATGGACAGAATTTTAACTTCTCCACCTTCTCGGTCGAGAATGTTCATATAATAACGGGCGCGAGGCTTAATCTTACGGGCAAGATCCTCATCCTCTTGGCGACCAGTTTTCCACAAAGCGTAGTAAAGATCACACATGGGACAACTCTCCCCGTGAATCTTACGGCAGTGGATATTCTTTACATTTCCATCAGGCCCAGGCACTCGATGGATTTTAGTTTCCGCATAGAATTCTTTATCATCATCCTTCCAAGGAAGGATTCGAACAGCATTACTGCCTTCGGGAATTTGATAGAACTTCTTGAGGAAGTCTGTGTTGTTACCCGATTGCGGGTTGTTAAGTTGTTCGTGCTTCAAACGAAGCGCATTAAGATCAATAGCCATTAGTTAGTTACTCCTTAGTTAGTATAGTATAATAGTAGTATTACTTGTAAAGTTTAGTTTCTTCGCGTTTATTTGCAGACACTTGCTGCAACATATCTTTCTTCTGTTCAAGGGCGCGAACAAGTCCCTTGAGCATTTCATATTTAAAGAGAGCGTCATCTGCGGAGTTCTGCAAAGAAGAATAAGTAGCATCACTAAACACAATATCGTCCAAGTCTTTAGCTGTCAGCTTGACGCTGGACTCAGCCTTCTTTGTTTTTCTAAGATCAGAAGCAAAGTGAGTAACATTAAGAATTTTCTCATTCATTCTCTTTTTCGCCATGCTCATCAGTCCATAATAGTAGGAGTAGATGGAAGCTTGTCGAAACATCTCATTCTCTACCTCATAATCGTTAAAGGAAACAAGAGCATCGCTTATGTCTTTATAGTTTTCCCAGGTAAAGTCTTCTAGTGATTCAATTAGTTCTTGCATATTAATACCCGCTGTTGGGTGGCGTAGGTTTACTTGTCTTACTATTAGAGACTGTTGCCCCAGATCCTTTCAATATATTTGTTAAAAAGTTTTTTTCTTTGATCTGATTGGAGTTGTTAGGCTGTGTTGGGGGGTTTAAATTGGGGGGTGGAAACAGTCTAGCATATTCCGCTTTAGTAACCAAGGAATAAGCACCTGTCATATCTAAAGCAACATAATCTCCAGGTGCCCCTTTTATAGCCCATGCTTTTGGATCAGAAATACCCTGCCTAATTAACCCAAAAGGGTAACTGATCAAGAAAAAGCTTTGGGTCTCATCAACCCTTGTTTGGTTGGTGGGGGACATAAACTGCCATATCCCTCCCTTGTATATAGATAAGGAGGTTGTGGGGCTAACTTGTTGAACTAATATATCCTTTAATGTCATGTCTTTCATGGAATTTCTCCTACTCTATTTAGGTATGTCAAATATAAATTCAAATAGTTCTTTGTTCAATGTAGCTAATTGCTGAATCATATTTGAGGTAATAGTAGTTATAAACTCATTGCCGATCTGGGGCATCTCATCATCATCCCCTAATCCATACAGGTCAAATCCAATGTGACAAATTTCATGCAAAAGAGTTCCTTTATAGTCCTCTATACATTGGTTAGGATCAATAGTAAGAAGAGACTTAGGAAATTCTACACAACCATAAAGGTTATCTTTCGTTAAGGGTTTTTGAACAATCGTAAAGGTTTTAATTCCTGTGTGAACCTCTAAAGGATGTACAGGGTAGTCTTTTTTTGATACTAGAACCATTAGGATGCATCTCCTGTAAATACTTCGTCGCCTTCGGACATCCTAAGAACGCTGTAATCTACATCCATAGGTACGATAAACCTAGGTCTACCATTCCTAGACTTGATAACATAGGCTCTCATCTTACCCTCATCAAACTCCTCTTCAGATTGATTTAAAGACATGGCGAAATCACAGGTTCTAATTTTACCATAAGAGTCTCCAAGTTCTGCATCTGTAATAACCTTCACCATCCTGCCCTGCCTGTTAGTTTGGGTGGCAGTCCACACTAAGAAGTTGTACTCCATAGCTACCCCCCGAAGCTCCTCTGCTGTCTTCTGTTGAGCGTGATACTCTTGCTGGATCTCTCTAGTGGGACGAAGCAGTTCTAGATAGTCCACAATCAGTAGGTCAGGCTCAAACTCATCATAGTTCTTCAACTGAACCAGCAGGTTGCGAATAGTATTAATAGATGCCTGTCCTGTGGGAAACTCCTTAATAACTAGCTGGCTTCCTGGGAACTCTTTCTGGAACATATCCAGACGCTCCTTCACGGTGAGTTGGTTGGCGGGATCCTTCAACTTAAACTGAGGAACCAGCGTCATGATTGAATCAAACCTCTGGGCGATCTTATCCTCACTCATTTCCAGAGAGATGTACAAGACTTTCCTACCCTCAATCATCGAGTGTACTCCCTGGTTCACCAGATACAGGGACTTCCCAACCCCAGGAGGGGCAACAACCATAGCCATCTCTTTGGCACCCAAACCACCTTCTAGGGACTTGTTGATTGCGGGTAGGATTGTCTTATACTTAACCTCATTCTTCTTATTAAAGATACGATCCCAACGACCAATAAGATCGGTAAAATAATCTTGTCCTGTATCTATATCTCTGTTAATTAGGAGAGCCTTCCTTACCAAGGCTTCCACCTCGTCAATACGATCCTCTTTGATTAGCGAAATACTATCAGCAATCGCACCCTTCATAGCCTCCTTCTTGGCGAAGCCCTCTACTAGATCGAGAATATACTCGGTGTTGCCTACGGTGGAGGTGTCTACATTATTAATGTAGGAAAGCTCATCCTCATAATCGGAAGCACTCTCACGGGCTCCCAGCGTAGGCTTCACATCTTGGATGATAAAATCATCGGTAGGAAGCTTACTGTACTTCTCGTAATGCTCTTTAACCTTGGTAAAGATTTTTGAATGAGAAGGAAACTCAAAATAATCGGGCTGAACCAGATTAATAATTTGTAGATAGAAATCTTTATTAGACTTCAAGAGGTAGAGTATACCTCTTTGAATATTCTCGCTGAAATCGTAAGCCATACTAAGTTGGTTTGTTTTTATTGGGTTTTGCTATGTCTAGTTTCTCGCTACCAATGTCTTTGTAGCCCATGTTGTTCGCTCTATGATAGGCATCTTCGGTCAGTTTTTTAGACCTTTTTATCTTATTTCTAACTTCTTTTTCACTAACCTTTTTTAACCCTCTTGAGTCAGCAAATTTATCCCAATCAACATTAGCAGACTTATAACGAAAATCTTCGTTGTCTGTAGCATCTTTGGTTTGTTGAATTTGTTTATGCAACCATCTGTTTCCTGAATCTTTATCGTAGCCCTTCTCAAAGTGTTTCTGATACCTGCGTCTTACTGTATGAAAATCTTGAACTCCTGGATTATCTTGGTTTCCATGTCCATCATCCTTATAGGATACATTAACTCCCTGCTGTTGCCAGTATCTATTTGATAGTTTTTTACACTTAGGACAACGAGTTCTATCAGGAGCTTTTCCTACAGGAAGCTGACGATCCCACCAAATATTACACTCTCTACATATCCATTCGAAACTAGGCATTAGCATTGACCCTCCGCTGTCATAGAACACGCATCTCCTGTAGCCATAGAAGTTTCTGTAAACACCGTCATATGTTCTTCAATGTTCTCCTGTGTCAAAGGAATAGCCTCAAGAGGCTCTCCTTCTTTTGCTCCTGCTCTGTACACCGTCAAACCTTTCAAGTACGGAGCATAATCCAAAGCCGCTTGAGAGAACTCTTCAGGCGTAGAAGTGGCAGGAAGATTAATGGTTTTCGAGATACAGGAGTCCATGTATTTTTGGATCGTCGCTTGTACCCGAATGTGGTCTTCGGGGGCCACATCATAGGCTCCGACGAAACATTCAAGTGATCTGTCTTTTTCAAAGTATTCTTGGAATAATGGGTCAACAACTAATTTTTCTTTCCAAATATTGTTATGCCTATAACGCCGCATATACATAGCAGAGAAGATAGGCTCAATGCCTGAACTAACCCCGTGGAGCATTGAGATAGTACCGCAAGGAGGG